AGGCTGGCCCGCCTGTGACATAGCCATCGGATCCCAGAACGATTCGAAGTTCGGCTGATAAGCCTGATGCTGTAGTTGCCTTTGTGGAGTCGGCTGATAGCTGGGCGATATGCCGCCTCCACCCCCGCCCCCAGAATCAAGCATGCCACCAAATGGATCAGTTGATGTGCCAGGAAATCCAGGCAGAAGCATCCCGCCAATATCACTTAATCCGCCCATTTATGTATCCTCCAAATCTCGTTTCTCATCTTGCCCTCACCTGCGTCTCTTGACCGTATACGGTGAACGTCAGGGCTGATGCAGTGTCTGTGCGCACCGCTAGGTTTCCGTCGCTGTCCGCCATAAACACCTGCATGTCGTGGATGTCAGTCGTATTCGCCGAGATTGTCACGTCATAGAAAAGGGCCGTGCCCTCGTCATACGTTGTCCCGTCATCGTCATGGAACACACGATAAGCTGCCCCCGACGCAGTAGAATTGCATATGACAAGAGTAACTACTTCAGTCGTCATCCCGTCAGCAGGAGTATACACACTGACAGCCGTTGTGTTCGCAGGCCTTGCCTGCCCGACTTGTCTGGATACCGACTGCTGGCCTGGTCTTAGGTCAAACGGCATTACCTGGCCCCCGCGTCAACTACTTCTTCTGGGAGAACACCCAGCGCCCGCGTGTAATCTCCAAGCGTCGTCACCTCAAAACGATGGTAACGTGCATCGCTGCGCGTGGCCACGCTTCCATCTTCCTCCTCAGTCAAAGTGGCGGACCACCCCACCGCGTCCTCCTGATCGTCCCTTGTCCCGACGCGCATTGTTGCGGTAGACCCATCCACAACAGGCCTTGCGCGACCCACCAAACTGCGCCTACCGTAACCGAACGATTTTTCGATTGTCGCGAAAACCGCAGACATTGCCGCACCAGATAGTTGATTCTGCCTGTGTAGATTGTCGAATATACCGAATGTCACTGCGCCGCCCTTCCATATGCTGCTGTCCAGGCTGATCGTCATCGCATCGAGATCCGTATAGCCAGCCGCCGGCAGAGCGTCCAGGCTTGTGGACGTGCCTAGCGAGTCATAAACCCACTCTGTTTCTATATCGGCGTGAGTCCATTTCCCGGTACGCCAGTCGAATATAACAACCCGATTAGGTACCCCATCGGCATGTCCGACGCCAGGATATATCCACCAGATTACTTGCCGATTCTTGTCCTCCGCACCAACCATGCGATGAGAATGATTAAGGTCGAAATCTTTTTGCACGTACCTATCTAGAATATGTCGGCCTACCGCCTCTGGCTGATTGCCGCCAGCCATCGCGTAGAATCCATCGTCGCTATAGAAAAAGTTCACATCCCCTTTTTGTACCACAGAATTAGGCGCAGGCGTCCCTATACCTGGGATCTCGTCCAGCTGGAATATCTCAGGTGGACCTGTATATCTCATCACCCATATACTGTTTCCTTGCCAAATGACGCCATATTCTCCACCACGAATAGCATTTATATCTCCACCATTACCCTTTAGTGGCTGATAATCCGCTTGCGCAGACCTATCTACAGCCCAATTTGTCTCGTCGTTTATCCCACACCATCTAATTCTGTCTGGATAAGCAACACCGCCCTCATAGAGATTGCCAAGGACCACGAAGTTACGCACTACAGAGATATGGCGAGCTCTTGGCGGAGTGCCTGCTAGATCGCCGAAGTCTGTTCCGTCTAGGTCGGCGATCTGCGGTACTGGGTCTGTCCCGTTGGCGCCAGCCACAGCGATAATTTTCTGACCCCACTTGACGAACTCCCACGATTCATCGGCGCCCAATGTGTAAGCATCGGCACCTCCGCCATTTCCGTTTACCTCTGACCATGAGTTGTTACTCATGACCCAAATGTTTTTGCCGTCTCCCGTAAAATTATAGGATGTACCGTCCGTTGCTTTTGCCGCATAAGCACCACGACAGTAATAGGTAAGCGCATCACTCTGCACCTGCATGGAGGGCAGGGGTCGGAACCCATCCTCTCCTGGAAGGCAATTCTTGGCTTCCGTCGCCGGATTGCCCAATGGGGCAAGGTCCGGCCGCCAGTCCGAGAAAGGGAGCAGTTTAGGCATTCAGAGGATCCTTTCCACTTCCGTTAAATTCAGCGTGTCATCTGGAGATAACATACTCTCCACATCACCAGTCGCCTGATTAGACACCATCCATTCTCGGATCCCTGCAATAAGAATATTTCCGAATGAAGACCCGTCATTCTCCACGTAGGCAGAAAGTAACTGACCCGCCTTGTCAGCATCGCCGAGAACCGCTCCTCCGCCTTGCCTCAGGTCTGACACCCTGGGAGTCTTAAACCCCTCGTTTCTTGCCAACCTTTCAGCCAAGATGGCCACTATCTGATCCCTTGTCATACTCATTTGAACAATATCTCAACGGGTTTGTGTGGTATCGCTTTCGCTTGCTGCCGCGTGTCAGCTATAGCCCTAACAGCTCCTGTCATGACGTTGGCAAGGGTGTTCCCCCGACTCTCCACGGCTGCCTGTACTCCCCTTATTCCCTTCTTTAGTTCTGTCAAATGCAGGCCATCCATGGGTATCGAGCAGTCCCTAAAAGCACTGCCAGGAACGATTGCCCCCTCTTTGTCCGTTTCCCCGTATTCAATGAACCATCGGCACCGATAAATGGCGCCATCTCTGGCCTCCTCACAGGTATGCCCGAGAGGGCATGTCAGGTGGACTTCCATTAGTCTTTTGCAGCCACGATGAAGGCGGCCCATTTCGCGCGCAGGTCAATGCTGTGGTAATGTGTACCACCCCCACCAGTAGAGCCAGTCGTTTTAGAGCCGGTAGGAGTCTGAGGCGTAAACCCTGAACTGCCAAGACTGATTACCGCAAATGCGTCTGTGCTATGTGTGTGCGCTGGAATTTGCGGTATTGTCAGCACATGGCCGCCGACACCTGGAGTGGATCCCTCCAATTTTAGATCAAACTGAGAGCCAAAATTGTGTGTCCCGCCACGCGAGCCACCAGTCGTTCCAAACGCCACACTGCCTTTCGTCAGGCGAGCGACATGTTGGTCAACGTCTGCGTCTATTGTCCACCCATCAGGCGCTGCGTCCTGATAAAATGGCATAGATGTTCCAGACTCGAATCCTTCACTACCTATAACTTGGAATTTATCGTTAACAGCGTCGTAAACAACCACATAGATGCTATTCGCAACCAGGCTGCCATTTTTCGTTATCGTCTTTGCACCGATTGCATTCACATTAAGCGTGGCTGCACCTGCTGTAGTGTGGTTCGCCACAAATGTGTAAATAATGCCGGCAGCATAAGCGGCTACCGAATCATTGGTTGTCAGTGTGTAAGCACCAGCCGCTCCACCCGTGGTTAGCTGCCCAGAGATATCCTTGAAAAACTCAGCCGTGTCGGCCATCTGTTCGCGCATGCCGTTATTAACGTTGGCGGGCGAACAGCCCTCATCGATATTGACGCCATCAACATCGGTATTATTTGCTGCTGTCGTATCGTAATCGCGTAGATGGTCTTTCGCCATGGTAATGCCTTAGTTGTAACTCATGCGAGCGCCGCGCCGCGCCTGTCGTTTCTGCTGGACATTGTAGCCGCTCTTTATGGATTCGTACTTCGCTTCCCACGTGGCCAAGCGTTTATCTTGCCCCAAGAAAGGCGCCGATTCGGACAATGATGCGAAGAACAGAGCATCCGCCACATTGTCGGTCCATTCATTCGTCGTGTTGCTGTCTGAGAGCGCGGCAGGCTTGAAGTAATAAACCCCAAGGATAGTGTAGGCTGTGTCCGGGTATGGGCCGAATATGAAGTTCGCGCCGTCCACTGCGATGAATTGCGGTGGGCCATCGCTGGCCCGCATCGGGAACTTCCGCAGTAGCCATTGCGAATCTTTCGGCTCCAGAGGAAAGGATGGCGTAGCATCAAGCCTGGAGTGCTTCAGCTCCACGAAGTCTGCGGGCACTGCCGCCACGCCGCTAGAGATAGCGACGGACATGTCTGTCTCAATGGACCGGATACGCAGGTCACGGGCTAGCCTAGCCTCTCCCAGGGTGATGAAGTCGCCGACG